ACATCGTTTCCTTGAGCAGATTTTGCATTGCCTTCAACTGTTGCTCCTGTTAGCGCTCCATAACGACTTCCTGCTTGTGTAAGAGGATACCCACAATCATAGCACCTCGGTGCAGCGTTTTCAACAGACATGTAATTGTTGCCACCACATTCTGGGCATGATTGAGTTTGACTTGCACTTTTGGCTTTACTTGCTGGTGGTACGTATGCGGGTTGTGGCATACGCGACAATGGCTGTTGTGTTGGTGGCATCGGTGTGTTATCTGGACGTCCAACAGGTTGCTGTGGTTGTGCACCTAATTGTTTAGCCCACCAATCTGCACTACTCATTTTGCTTCTCCCCATTTATCTACTATTTTAACTTCAGCAATTAAAGGAACTGTAATCTCTCGCAATTTTATTGCCTCCATAGACTCCCGAATCACTTCGGCTGTCTCTTCTGCCAAATCTTCTCTAGCGACAGTAACAAGCTCGTCGTGTACAGTCAATATTACATTAACATCAGGTTCATCAACAAAACAGGAATGTGCTCTTACAATAGCCAATTTCATCAAATCTGCTGCAGAACCTTGAATCATAGTGTTAAACGCCTGTCTTTCAGCTCTACTCTTTAGCCCTTTATCTGAACTCTTTAAGTCAAATATATACCGACGACGACCAAACATAGTCTCTACATATGGAACCGGAGATTGCTGAGATGCCATACGAATCACCTTAGCTTTGTACTTAGCAATATCACTAAATCTGTCTGTAAAATCGTTTAGCAATTTTTTAGCCGCTTCTAAAGTTAACCCCAAAGAAGATGCAATTTTGTCTGGGCCTACCCCATAAGACATAGCAAGCACCAACACTTTTCCTGCTTTACGGTCTAAACCTACGCTGTCACCAATAGTGGTATAGATGTCTTTACCATTTAAATAGTTGTCCATCATAATTGGGTCGTTAGAGAACGAAGCAATAATACGAGGTTCAATCTGCGAGTAATCTGCTACAACTAGCTTGTACCCTTTTGGTGCCACAAAGAGATTACGAATTAACTTTCCATACTGACCGCTACTTGGGATATTCTGTAAGTTAGGGTCACTACTAGAGAAACGACCAGTCTCTGCTCCATGAGATTTAAAACTTGTGTGAACCTTGCCATTTATTAGTAAAGACTTTTTCTCTACTATCCTAGATTTTCCTAAACTTGTGCGAGTAATTTCTCCGCCTAAATATGGCATAACATAAGTGGTCATCAACTTATTCAAATCTTGATACTCTAATAAAGCATCCACTAAGTCATCTTTTTCTCTGTAAAACTCTAACGCATCAGAAGATACAGAGAATTGGTTTATAGTAAGAGGCAACCTTGCGGCAACCATATCTTGACCCTTTTTTGTTAAAGCAATTTTTATCTTTGTATTTGGGGTTATTCCACGCCCACCTTCTTCTTTAGAAGAAAATAATAATTTTTGTTTTTCCTGCACCGAGTTCATTGGGAATGGTTTGCCAGCTAAACGGTATGAACGAGTAACGGCACTTTCAATGTCAATTTCCAAACGTTTCTTAAGATTACCGAGCTCTTCCACGTCAACAGTTGCCCCAGCTAACTCCATGTCACAAAGAGCAGCTACTATATCCATCTCTAACGCCCAAACACGAGCAAGACTGCCTGTCAACTTTGGTTCCAAAGTTTTATACAACTTCCAAGTTACTTCGGCATCAAACCCAGAGTAATGGGCAACATCAGAGAATGAGTACACCTCAACCATTGCTCCAATACCTTTTTCAACTTTAATCTTTAGGTACTTTTCAGCGCAATCTTTTAACCCCAACTTACCGCGATTACGATTGTCTATAATAAAAGCCGCCATCAACGTGTCAAAAAAGGGTTTACTAGGAACCGTTCCTCGGTAGTATTTAGCAATAGACTTTAAATCAAATTTAACATTATGACCCACTTTGAGTTGTTTACTAAAGAACAACGGCTTTAAAGCTTTAAATACATCGCCTGGGAGTAATTGCGGTGGTGGAGAACCAAAAACGGGAGACCACTTGCTCTGGTTCTTTGAAAAGTCTACAGCTTTTAAGTCGGTTAAATTTTTACCTGCAGCTAATTTCTTCTGACCACTTGCAAGGAGTTCCTTATCCCAGTGCAAAAACTCTCCATTAGGATGCCCCATAGGAATTACGTCAGTTCTTCCATCAGTAGCAAAAGAAATCCAAAGCACATCATTTACAACTGGTTGTATACGATTTTCCCCTACGGTTTCTACGTCAAATGCAAAACCATCTACCTTGGAGTAGAACTCAACAAGGTCTTCCAATTGTTCTTGGGTAGTAATTATGTTCATTAAAATCCCCTCTAATAGAGTAAAGGGAGGCCTGGAAACGGAAAACAGGCCTCCCTTTACGATGGAAGTTTTACGCTATAGAACGTGCAATTTCAAGAAGTTCAGAGCGAGGGGTCTCTCGGACTACTTCATCTGCAGTGAAGGGTACTGCAGCTGCAATTTGTTCATTAACGTCGTCTAATGACAACTTCCATTCCTCAGCAAGGTCACGACCACGAACATAGTTGAGGGTGTACTGTGTCGTCGGTCCTGTTCCCATGCGAGAAATTTCCCAGAACTCACGATCAAGTGGGCCCTTACGCTCATCATCATGAGCTTTTTTGATTTGACGCGCTAGTGAAGGTGGTGCAGTCAAAACTTGTACTCCAGTAGTTTCACCGGTAATTACAAAGACATTGAACGCAAACTTTCCACGAGGCTTATCGCCAAGGATTTCGCAAAGTGGGCAACCATCTCCCATACAAACAAAAGACTTTTTGCCTTTGATAATGGCATCAAGCCAATGTTGTTGATACGTTGCAAATGGGCGATCCTGCAAGAACTTAATTAACTGAGTTTCCTCTGAAAAACGAAAATCAGTTGGGAACTCAGAAGTGTTTGAATTCAACAGACTGTCTGCTGCATCCCAACCTTCTTGGATGTTGTTGCTCTGAGTTGTCTCAGTTTCATCAACGAGCAGTTCTTCACTGTCATCAGCAACATAGCTATCAGAATCAATTAACGGTTTTGTAATGGGCATGGTTCTTCTTTCGGTTATGAGGCGTATTAGCTCTCGGTTTGTGTAATGATCTTCCATCGGCTAATTAAAGCTTCTGTAAGGTCTTCGTGCTGGCCCCACTCTACACGAGAGGAGCCGATTAAGCCACGTTTGGCGAATTCGTCAACTGTAGCTTCAATGAGCGCCCTAGTATACACACGATTACCACCAGTCTTCTTACCGCCAAGAGTTTTGGCACGAAGTCTGTACGGTGCTCTAGGTATGTACCCTTTACGCTCCCACAGGCGAACAGTAACAATTTGTTTTTCCAAAGCTTGCGCTAACGCACCAATGGTAAAAACCTCTGTTTCTTGCCCTCCTAATGTTTTCATGATTGGGTTTGAATCCCAACCATTAGTCTCACCGCTTTTACGGCGAGAAACCTTTTGGTCTGGTTCACGACGTTTCTTCTTTGAACCTGGAATGTATTCCAAATCAGCAAATGCTTGTTCAATTTCGTCGTTGCTACGGAGACCAGCCATAGTTACTTCTTTAAAACCAAAGCCCAAGTAATTGAATGTGGGTACATCTCATCAACTTCAGCCTCTGTAAGAACGTCGTTGTATAGAGCAGCCATAAGCGCATCTTCATCAACAACACGAATAGTTTTGTACAAGGTATCTTCCATACCTTTTTCAGTAATGATTTCTTCTGCTTTTAATTCGTCAATTTTTCTAGAGACGCGACGCTGTTTCATTACAGCGGAATAACCATCTACTTCTTTTGGTAATTCAAGAACAAGGTTACCTTTGTCGTCTTCTTCACCTTCTAAATCCAAAACTTCAAATAGCTCTAAGCGCAAAGCTTTCTGTTCTTTCTCTAAAAAGTCTAATTGAGATTTTAAGAACGAGTATTTTTTTGCACGAGCAAATAGATCGTTATCTTCTAAATTTCTAAGTTCTTCTGGCTTTACTCTTGCCATTTTATTCCCCCTTCAGGAAATTCAACAGACTACCTATTGTTAAGTCTACTCCACCTTTATTATTTATGCCTTCTCCGTCCATTACAGCGTCTGCAACAGCGTTTTTTTGCATCAACATTTGGTGTTGTCTTTCTTCAATAGAGTCTAGCACTAGAAAGTCTTGAATTACAACATGGGACCATTGGCTAGAGGCGCGTCGTATTCGGGCGTTTCTTTGAACAGCACTTCCAGAAGACCAAGGTAAGTCTAAGTTTACCAACATGTTAGCTTGTGGCAAATCTACACCATACCCACCCGCATCGGATGAAATCAAAACCCTAACGTCTTTAGACGTTTGAAAAAGAGTTTTAGATTCTTCTTTTTCTTTAGCGTTTAATGTACCGCTGTAGATCGTACTGGTAATTTTTTTGTTGGACAAAGCTTCTTGTATAAGGGGTAACATACCTAAATAACAAGTAAAAATAACTACTTTATGGTCTTCGTTGGCGTCCAAGTGCTCAACAACGTATTCAATTACAGCATTTAATTTTGGGGCTTTTTTCGCTTTAACCAAACCTCCAGAACTTTCAAGCCCAGCCACGTAAACACTGCCGCCCCTAGAACCTTCCAAGTTGACTTGTTCGCCATTTATATCCTGCCATCCATTGTGAAATTTGTTTGAACTTTCAATTAGTAATTGAGGTGAATCGCATAGCATTCTTAAAGCCGTTATTTTGGTCATTATAGAACCCCGTAGTGTATCAGCAGGGCTGCCAACTTGATACCCATGACCATAGTGCGCTTCTAAAGAAAATGATCCACCCATAAGTTCTTTAGCTTCGTGAAGTTCCTGTATTAAATGCCCAGAAATTGTTTTGTAAAGTTCTTTATTGTGTTTGTCTAACGGTACGAGTATGGGTTCAAGATGAATAGTTTTTGGAAGATACGGGGCTACATCGGAATCTTTTTGAGTTTTGCGAACTGCTACTTGTTTCATTTTCTCATGAAAAATAGGCAAATTCCTATACCGTTGTACACCGCCAAAATGGTTACGTACAATAAAAGTTTGATCAAAAAGATCAAAACGACCTAATACATTTGGGTCTACAAATTGCATTATTGAATAGAGTTCTTCTGGGCGACCATTCTCAAT